AAAAGGGTATAATTAACTACATTCAGATGAACCTTGCAAAGATTGAAAAGGAAATGAATGCATCAACCCGTGAAATTAATAATCTTCGGAAGCAAGATATGTCGGCGTCGTCACAGGCGACTAGCGCAACTAATACGACGGTTGGAACTGTTGATACAAAGGCCTCCACACGTCGCAGAAATCGTCTAACAACAAATAATAATTCAAATATTATTGAGAAGCACGAACTAAATGTGAATGTGACTTTTGATTAGTTTCTAAACCCTTAATAGGCATGCTTTTTTTCCCCCTAAAATATTTTTCTGGCCTCACAAGAAAACAGAAAAATACAAGAAAAAAGGAAATAAAGAAATTCGGTTCAAAATCGTGGAAAAATAAGAAGGCGTATGTTGGCTTCAAAACAGACAAGGGTGTTAAGACTAAGAAATCGCATTATACTGCAAACTGGAAAAGCAAGTATCCAGATGCGTCATCTTTGGAACAAAAGGCCGCAGTATCCGGTGTACCCCTTAAATATATAAAAGAATCCTATAATCGTGGAATGGCCGCCTGGAGAACAGGACATCGGCCAGGAGCGACCCAGCAACAATGGGGCTACGCACGGGTCCACTCATTCTTACTCTGCGGAAAAACCTATCATACGACAGATTCTGATTTGGCGACGGCTGCAAAAAAAGCGTCTAAAAGCGCTGCTAAGTGGTGGGCTAAGTGCTAACAAGATAATTCCCCCCAAAATAACTAATCATAATGACAAGATACATATAAGTAATAGCATGCCCGACCTTAGGGAATAGGCTGGTCATAATGCAGGTGCAAATCATCGTACCAAGCATAAGATTAATCTCGCCGTACTGCTCCAAATACGCATTTGTAACATGGTAAATCGCCTCAGCGTTCTGCGGGGCGTACTGAACCATCTTGCATGCCATCTTTGCTTCCTAATGCCCAAAGTCCTCCTTGTGGTCTGTACACCACCTCGATGTTGTCAATTTTAGGGCGCAGGAGATCTTGCCATTCAGTTAAACTGATTGACGTCGATCCCTCAGGCATATTACGATTGTTGAAAACCCGCTCTCGTATGCGCTCTGACTCTTTTATACCCTTGTCTGGCTGTTTCAATTCATAGACAACACTGCGAACTTCACGAATCATATTTCGTGGGTCACGTGTAGGATCGTAGCGATCGAAGAAGGGATTTAGCGCAAGACTCGGGCCCGTTGAATCATAGGGCTTCGCTTGTCTAAAGTCACGAACATCAGTGCGACTTGATAGTGGCGCCATGTCAAAAAAAGGATTCTTATCTGTTTTAAGTGAAAGGATCTCACGTTCCTTGTTAAAAATGTCTCTAGAATCTCTAGAATCTTTTGTATTCATTGTAACTAAATCACCTGCTTCATTAAAATCCTCTTTACGACTTGTTATGCTTTCATAAGTATGCTGTTTTTGTTTTAAAGCAGTCGCCGTGTTTTCAATAAATCTGGCATTAATTGTATCAATTGTTCCTGTCTCCTTTCTTGAGCGGATCTGAAACACTGGTGGTGGAATCCGGAGTGGCCCTGCATACTGAAATGACTCAATTTCTTGCGTGCCTTGTAGCCCTGGCTCTTCGGATTGATAAGTTGCCCACTGCATCCTAAAGAAGAAACAGAACTATCCTTTAGAAGATGTATGTTCTTATACCGATCATACATAAAGAAATTGACAAAAATGAAAAATACAATCTTATCAAATGCGCACTCTTTCTTGAAAAGAATGGATCAACATGTATGACCTTGAATAATTCGACGGATCCTATTGGATCTGCCAAAGAATTTCTAAAGGCGAATGAATTGGTCGCCATTGGCGAGCCCTTCCTCTTAGACAATGTAGTTTATGCAACTATTAATACTGTTAAAACGGATCTTTCTACTTTCTATACATGGTCTGAGGTTCTTCCGTCTAGCCAGCCTACAAAAGAAGTATGGCGACATTTTGTCTGGAATATGAATACGCCTGATACTTGGGGAACAAATGCGCATTTGGAATCAATCAATCTTGGCGATTTAAATGTTGGCCAAATTTTAACTGGCTATTTTAAGACCAAGTGCGTATAACTAGTAGATGAGTTCCAACCGTAATAGAACGGTTCGTAAAAATAGTGTTGACGAACCTCAAGACTATTCCTTAAATGCTCCGCTTGCATCGATGTTAGAGACTGAGGCCGGTCTTGCATATAAGAAGCCTTGGCACCGGCTAGAACCGGGCCTTCGCCTAAATCGCCTTCGCTTTTTTGTAGAGAAGTTCGCTCTTGCACGTGGACTAAAGCAGACTGAATCTGCTTCACTACTAAATCTTCTAAAGGATGCTTTTTACAAGAAGCTTTTAAATTCTAAGACCTCCATTATTTATGATATTGAGAAGGAGGAAATTGTTGAGATCAAGCCTCTTATTATGCACCAGAATGCCCAAGGTGAGTGCCTATTTAAATTAGTGGAGCCACGGAAGGCGGTGACATTTCGTAAGCGCCCTGAGGCGCCGGCTGAAGAGGCTACTAATACAATAGTTCCAGAGACGGCCTAATGAATCTTCACCATATATAATAGAAGATATATGGACCCTGTATTATTTACAGGAGCAATAGATATGATTGAATATTTAGATAATATTCAACCATGTCCATCATTTGAAGGGGGTTTGGAGCCCTGGCTCGAAAATCTTGATGCCCAAGATGAAATTGAACTCGCAGCGCCCGAAAAAGATATTATAGACAACTATACCGATTTAATCGGTGAAATATTAAATCTGTTTATTCAGTCGGCTGTAACAAGTGTTGCAAGAAGGGATCTAAATGAGCGTGTATCACATATTCAGACTCTTATAAACCGGCCAAATGTTGCTCAAAGAACACCGGCATGGTATGAGCAGTCACGTCACGTTCTTACTGCAAGTGAATTCTCAGTGATTCTTGGGACTCCTCGTGCAGTAGGAACTCTTGCATTACAGAAGACGCTTCCACCACGTGATTCGTCGAGTTCAGGAAAAGCCTGCAGTACAAATGAAATGGGGGCAATGGATTGGGGTGTACGGTTTGAGCCGGTTGTAAAGCAGGTTTTAGAGAAAATGTGGAAGGCGTCAATTATTGATATTGGCCGACTTGTTCATTTAACAGAAGAGAAACTTGCTGCGAGTCCCGATGGAATTATTGAAACTGCGGAAGATGAAAATCGTGTTGGTCGCCTACTAGAAATTAAGTGCCCTATTCGGCGTGTTATTAATAATAGTGTCCCTTTTGAGTATTGGTGCCAAATGCAGATTCAAATGGAGGTTGCAGATATTGATGAGTGTGAGTATGTTGAAATGAAGATTGTGTCGCCCTATAAAGGAGATGTGGAGCCCTATAAGGCTTGTGAAACTTCTGAGTATTCGGGTACAATCTGGATTGTCCAGGATCCGTCTTCATGCGACCTTTTATACGCTTATACGCAGGAAGAACTCAAGATTTATGAACAAAAAATGTTTCCAATTATTGAAACCATTCCTTGGCATGTAGATAAGTACTTTAATAAGATTATTCAGCGGGATAGTGCGTGGTTCTTAGGCACTGCTGAAAAGCGGAAGGAATTTTGGAAACTTGTTGATGAGACTAAGGCAGGGACTTATGTGCTACCGCAGTCAAAAAGGGCAAAGGTTGTAAAGGAGATTGTGACGGTGTGTAAGATTTCGGATGATTAGGAGAATAACTCCTAATAATGCAGAGCCTTTGGCTCTGGGACGACTAAGAACTTTAGTTCTTAGGCAAATAAAGAGCCAAAGGCTCTTGGACGATTAGGAGGTTAAGCCAATGGCTCCACCTTATAAAATGAAAGTGCTAAATCATGATTCGGCGCAGAACACGAGTCGGGAACTCCGCGTTTATAATTATTCGTAAATTGCTTAAAGTTACCAGTACGTTCTAGGCGTGTTTGAAAATCCGCTTCGTAACAGGCCTTACTTGTTGGAGAAACAGGCTTTCCACTATAGGCTGGTAGAACCCCATTTAAAAGTAAATATGGCGTTCTGTTATTAATACTTGCATCGGATGGCGACATTGTCCCAGTACTTTCCAAATTATCTTCCGGTACCGTTATTTTTGTAGAAAACGCCTCTAGCACATTTAAACGCTGACGCATAACAGGATTCGGATTTGCCCAAGAGTATGCAGTTGATAATAAAGTAATGGCAATTATTAATGTGAGCCACACTCCAATAAAATTTCTGATAGCAATTGGATTCATCCCTCTACTAACTCTTAATATTTAATCTATACCAATAATAGTATGGCAAACCCGGATAAGTATCTTGCAGAATTCCTTGGAACTATGCTTCTTTTAGTTGGTATACTTGCATCCAGTGGTAATCCTCTTGTTGTTGGTGGTGCGCTCGCACTAGCAGTATATTTTACCGCCTCTATAAGTGGAGGGCACATTAATCCTGCAGTAAGTCTTGCAATGTATGTAAATAAGAAGCTATCGCTAAATGATTTACTTATCTATGTGGCTGTACAATTAGCGGGTGGAGTAAGCGCTGTTTTCTTATATAAGACTGTTCTTACGCTATAAAGCACTTTAACAATAATTTCGTATCTTATAAAGATACATGATTATTGCAACTCTTGCAACAAAGCTCGCATATAATGATTTACGAATTTTCTTAAGCACACTCGCCTTGTGGAATAAGGCCGACTACCCGACAGTATATTTATATGCAGATGACGCCTTACCTGCCATTGAGTATCCTGGACGTCTTGTTCGTACTTCAGCCCTAAACAAATACAGTAGCTTTAATCGGAAAAAGATGGAAGGCATGCCAAGTACTAGTCAGTCATCTCTCTGGCTAGAATTTCAAATGGAAAAGTTAAACCTTCTTGAATGGGTCTTTAACAGCGAGCCAGATGCCAAAGAAACTGGTGTATTTTATCTTGATGCCGATATTTGTTTTCTTGGACCACTTCCAAGCATTCCTCAGGGAACTCTTGTTGCTTTAAGCCCCCATATGATTCGGAATGAAGATACTGCGAAATTTGGAAAATATAATGCGGGCTTTCTTTGGATGAAAACGCCGGCTGCAGTGGAAGCATGGCGCGCTGCATGCCCGAAATCCCGTTTTTTTGAGCAGGCGGCCCTAGAATGTTTTGATAATCCTGCATGGTCCAAGACTCTTTATTCTTTTCCAATTCAACACAACTATGGCTGGTGGAGACTTTGGCAAGGAACAATGACTTCAAAGGAGCTTATTGCGCAATGGTCAATGCAAAGAAGCGCAAAGCATTCAGGAATTCTTGTTGACAATGAACCTCTTTGTTCAGTGCATACTCATTGGCACGAACGCTTTGACCGTGCCACCTTTTCCTTTAATAATATGATTATTCAGCGCTTAGAAACGCTGGCCCCCTTTCATGCACCTGCCGATAAATTACTAGAAATTGTTAGCGTAACCCCCTAATTAAAATTTGAACGCCTTTCTCCCAGCCCTCTTAAGTACTGAGATGAATACCTTATTCCCTTCCCTTCTAAAGCCGTATCAGAAGCCCGGTTTTGTCTTTGCAGGTGAAGTTGCCAATCCAAGACCATTAAGTGGCGATTCAGAGATTCTTTGTGTAAACTGTAAATCGACACAGGAACGCTGGACCGCAGATGATTTCACAACCTGTATGGATTGTGGAGAAGTGCAAGAGCGCCATATTGATTCAGGGGCGGAATACCGGTTCTTTGGTTCTGAAGATCGTGGAAATGTGGACCCGTGCCGTGTAGGGGCACCAACCGACCCCCGCTTTCCCACATCAACGCTGGGCACCATGATTCTTCCTCATGCAAGTGGCGGGAATTCTACGACCCGTGTTGCCATGGCCCGTGTTCGTAGGTTTCATTCGTGGAATCTTCTCCCCTACAAGGAGCGCTCTCTTCTTCAGGTCTTTGAACAGATTGCCATTACTGCAACCAATAATGGCTTTGACCAACGGACAATGGATTATGCAAAGGATCTATACGTGAAACTTGTTGAACATTGTGATCGGCGGGGTATGTCCAGGACATCCGTTGTTGCGAGTTGTTTGTACTCTGCTCTCAAGTATGTAAATCAGCCACGAAAGCCGAAGGTCGTTGCAGACATGTTTCACCTAAGTGTAAAGCAATTCACAAAGTCGCTTAAGTATTTCCAGGAAATTCTTTGCATGGCCAATCAGCGTGGGCTAATTTCTGCTTCTGCTGCGCCGGCTGCCCAGCCATCTACTCGCGCCTCCAATTATATTTCCAATCCACTCAGCCATCTTCCAATTGGCCGGCGCACCTATCTTGTAATTCAGGAGGCAGCAGTAAAACTTGCAGACAAGGTGGAAGATCTGGATCTTTGCCCTGAAAATATGCCCCCTAGCTTGGCTGCAGGAGTTCTTGCAATCCTTATTCAGTCTATCAAAATCCTGGAAATCAGCAATGAATCTATTGCAAGGGTCTGTGAGGTGAGCGAAGGAACTTTGAATAAGTGTTTAAAAAAGTTGGAACTCGCAGTGAAGGCCAAGCAAATTGAGATTCCAGAGTTTAAGAATCTTGAGTGAATACAAAAACTCTTAATAGGGAAATGGGTGGCTTATTTTCAACTCCGGTTCTTTCCGATGTACAAACACCTACTGTTTTAAATTTCATTCTACAAGAAATGTTTCGCAGATCCGACCTTGTAGATATTTATTCACTTGCAGATCCGAAACGGTGCGACAGATATGTTGTTGCCGGTGCAGATGCCTTAGACAGTCTTTTTGTGAAACTCCGTGTGAATCCATTAAAGGGGCCAAGTGGAATCCTCTATTTTCAGAGTGTTGATGGTCTTATTACTGGCGCCCCAAAGGATATAAAAGATAAACGCAAGCAGAATTGCTTGGAACTATCATTCTTTTTTATCCGTATTTTCCAAATCTTTGGTGCAGTTACAATTTCAATGTTTGATAATACGATTCCAATTACTGACCCAGTCTATGTAGCGCCAACAGATATAGCCACTAAGAAATCCGTATTCTTACAACAACAAAACTTTGACCCGTCAAGAGCCTCATTACAGCCACCAAGATCATCATGGTTTGGCAGTGGTGGTGCTCTTAGTGCACGTGATAGCGGAAAATTCTATATACCAGATGGCCCCTATAAGATTCTAAATTACTATATATCACGTCCAAATGAAGGCTCAGAAAGCAGTAATTCAATGACCTTTCCAGGATTTTCTATGATGTTTTTGGACCAGGCATCCCTTTATGATATTAATATAAGTAATGGCCGAGTAACAGACCGTAACATAAAACCGTCGCCGAATCCAATTATTAAATACACCTATATACGTGAATCAAATCCCTATGTACTTACTGCAAGACTCACTGTTGATGGACTAGATACATATAGTGTTAAACTAACAAACTATACAAAGGATGGTGCGTCTGTTGCAGCCTCAACCCCTTCAGAAGTCTTTCGGACATATGCAGGAGATACTCCAGTATCGGCAGGAGAAGGCTACCCTGGACAGAAAGGTAAAAGTCTTCCAACAGTGCTACAAGCAATGTTTGAGGAGGCGGGTGTGCAAATTTTCGGTGCGGTTCCATACTCGACTGTGAAATTTCTACGCAAAATGAGTTATATTAGTGCTGCTTCAAATTCAGAAACAACTATTGCGGGCACCCATATTACAATTCCAGGCTCACAGGATAACCGAGAAATTGTGAATATAATTTTTCGTGATTCAATGAGTATACCTCCTGGAGCACAAGAATCTAAAAAAGTTAATGTAATAATAACTGCAACACTACAAATTGAACAACCCATTCAAGACATTACAGATAATAGTTATAAGAATCGTGTGTACATAGACTTTTCAAAGAGTCAAGTGAAACCTCCAGAGGCAGCCGACTATATTAATCTAAGGTCGCATAAATTCTCTGATTTTATAGGTTATTCAAAGGATGCTGCACCAAAGTCAGAGTCTAGTGGTCTAACAATTCCTGCATATATTGAAACTGTTTTTCAAAATATTATTAAACAAAATAAGGCAGGAAATATTAATGGAGTTAGTTATACACGCCAAGGACTTCCTAAACCCTATGATTCTGACAATATACCTCAGGATCTTCGTATTAAGGAATTATGGAATGCTCTTGCAAAAGACCCGCCGATTAAATCCTATTGCGTTGCTCGTGCCATACAACTTTTATCAGTTGATGCAATACGTGGTAAAATGACAAAACAGGCTTTTAGTTCTGCGTGCATGCTAAACTTTGCATATCAAAAGGATGGTTCAGTTCCTGCCCAAGAGGGGAAATTATCTGATGTTGCAGGACTTCATGCTATGGCAACACTCTTTTGGACAGACTTAGAAACCAAAATGCCCAAAATTCAAGACCAGGAAAAATATACAAACTTTTTGAAATTCATGAAAATGAATTTACAGAATTTTAAATCCATGGAGGCAACACCAGTTCCAGAAAAAATGAGTGCAATTATAGAAAAGGGTCCAGAAGTCTGTAGTACTAGTGAAGGAGCAAGACTACTACTTCCACAAAATGTTACAGGTAGACTGCAATCAGTAGTCCAAGCTCTTTTACAGCAACAGCGCAACCATATTAATGCAGGAATGCAAGTAATTCAACTACTATTTGATATGAATTCAATTGTGAACAGAAAACAATTTGCAATTAATCCAGAAGTTTTAAGAGGTGGTATGCCAGAAGTCAACAGGATTAGCGCAATTGCCCGCAACCTTTTAATGAATTATTATAGTGGATGCGAATCAACCTATAGGGATGGTCTTAAGATTCTATATCAGGCGGACCAGCAAAGACCTCTTGTTGCAATAGGAATGGATGGACGGCAAATTGCTCGGCCTGGTCCTGTATCAGGACCTACAGGCTCTGCAGGTCCTATACCTGCCCCTCCTAAATAAAATTGTAGCCTTGGGGCCTCTCTAGCCCCACAGAATAATGGCTAAGCGTTGTATGCACGAATCCTGTAAGAAGATTCTTGAAATCAGTGCATTTCCCTGTAAATGCAACAAGACCTTTTGCTCGGTCCATCGTTCTCATTATGATCATGCGTGTAGTTTTAACTATGCGAATGAAAATAAGCAAATCCTTCTGAAGACTTATAGTACGCCTATTATTGCTGATAAATTGGAGCGTATTTAACGACGCTTCCTACAAGTCTTCGCCCGCTTTGACTTCCCACACCCACTTCTATGTTTCTGTAACTCCTTACAAAGTGTGTAAAAATCCGTGGAATTTAATAATTCTAATTCACGTTCCATTTTACAGCGTATAGACCACAGTGATTTTAGTGAAGATTTACGAGTTGACCAATCACTAGGACAACTATTCCATATTTTTTTCCATTCAGGAAAGGGTAAAACCTTTGGCAACGAATCCCAAAATTGTAAAAAATATGGCATGCGTTCTTCAGGGCTCAATAGATTCCATGTATTCTTCTCTAAGGGGCCTGTAACAATTTCTGGCGCCCCATGAATCGGTTTTCCAGATGTTGAAAGGCGGGCAAGAGGATGGTTTTCAACAATAGAAAATAAGAATTCCCAGCCGTCAAAATTCGTCTTCGTGCAATTTGCCTTTAGACGCTCATTATAAATTGTCTTTACACTTGAGAACGGCGGATCAGGTGCAACTTTTAAATGTTGCCCACGTAACTTCGCATTTACACAATTATGAATAATATAGAGCCACTTTCCTAAACTATCTGTCTTTAGGGCATCTTCTAGTGAATGCGCAGTCATATACTCACTCAGACTTGCACGGCAATATTTACAGGGTAACACGTAGGGAAGACTGGAAAAAAACGCAGCCAAATCAGATTTACTACTATTTTGTGAAAATGAGATTGTGTGAAGAAGAACCCAACCACTTGGACCCCAGTACTTTGTGTCCATTCTTAATTATACGTTACATTCCAAATGAGCCCATATTTAAGGGGGCAAGATAGGGACGAACAGGGGGTTGCGACGATTCTTCAGCCTTGCACTTAACTGTAGTCTGCGGGCACGTTTGTCTTGGGCACGATGGGCACGCCGGACACACTGTAGGTGGTGGGCACTTGACATCGGGGCATCTTGGGCGAGGGCAAGGTGGGCAATCTCCGCATTCACGCTTATTGCATGATGAGGTATCAACAATAACCGGCTCGGGCGTAGGAATCGAAGTCTTAAGAACATACTGCGAAAGGTCGGGTACAGGCGGGCATTCCGTCTTTAACATATACATGCCCATTTCTGGGCACTGCTTGGGAGGAGGAATAGAAGTCTTTAATACATATTTTGAAAGGTCTGGAACAGGGGGGCATGTATTCTCCCCACATGAACTACAGACCATTTGACCTGTCATAGCAGAATTCTCGAATCCTTCACGGCTTTTAAATAGATACGCTAAAAGGAATCCTACACAAAATGCAATAAAAACAGGTAAATATGGTGTTAGGGATTTCATATTAAATACACGCATCGTGTCCTATCTAGTTTATGGAATGGAATTATTTTCCTATGCATGTTTCTAAGAAATTACACAGCATGGCGTACAGGCTGGTTCCACAGCATCTCTTACAACCAGGACTTCAGGTAGACTGGCTCCAGAAAGATCAATTGGAGCAGGCTCATTTTCCTTTAGCATAATAATTTCATCCTCATTAAGACTTGAAACATTCGTAAAATTACTGTCAATCGATTTATTATCAGAATCTTCAACCGGGTTTTCATCTAGTTCTTTTACAATAATAACTGCGGATACAGGTTCTTCAACGATTCCAGGTAATATAGGCATAGGTTCTGCTAGAGAAATCACATAATTACTGGAATATGATTCAACACCTTCAGGGTATTTCAAGACTAGATTTAGTGGATCACGCATTCTAAGACGATTTAGCCGACGAAGTGTGCGTGCATCTGGAAGTGGCCCGAACTCCATGTTAGTAGCATGTACATGTGCGCTCATGTCAATTTTATCTGTTGAATAAAATTGAGTTAGTTCCGATACATTTAGTGTGTTAAAATGTTTACTAAACCTCTGAACGAAGAAAGTCTGTGGAAGAGCGAGATGCACAAGGCTGGTCATATCTCTCTTTCAATTAAAAATCCACCTTTAGATCCACTTAAAAAGGCGGAACCTTGCAGTCGGCGATTTATTACTTTTACTGAGCCACAGCCCAAATATAGTGTCAATAATCTTGTTAGCTCATATAATGAATATAGCAAGAAATATTGGAATGATGTTAAGTATCGGCAGGCAATTTATAGGTATAAACAGCGCCTGGTGAAAGAGGTTGACTTTTAGTGAATATACCTACTTTCAGTTTCCATAGTTGGGCCAAACGTCGGCTTTCAGCCTCCATACTTGGAAGATGTCGGCTTTCAGCCTCCATACTTGTAAGCAACCGCAGCCGCCGCCGCACAAACAGTTGTACCCCAAAGCACATCACGAACCACCATTTCATATGTCCAGTTACTTAATGTAGAAAGATTCGTCAAATCATAAAGGCCGTACATGGCTAGACCTAGGAGCCCACCTCTTGTTACGGCATCATTAAAAGATCCCGCTTTTTTAACTGCAAAAAATACAACCGCAACAGGAATTAATATATACACTAGAAGCGCCGGAAATATACGTATATGAAGTGGACTACCTTGCACAGAGTTGAATAATTTTTTATGGTAATTCATATTCAGGTTTAGCCATATAAAATCTAAAACTATAACTATTGCTCCTGCTAAGAGAACTTGGTTCATTCTACTTGGAGAATGGATTATTCATAGTAATCCATTCTATCTGGATTATTCACAGTAATCCATTCTATCTGGATAATGGATTATTCACGAATATCATGTCTGCAAACAGGACAATGAACATTCCGCTGAAACCAAGTATCAATACAGGTTGTGTGAAAAGCGTGTCCACATACATTTAAACTGCGGAGTTCCTGCCCTGCATTCATAGAATCCTGGCATACTGCACACGGTGTTTCTAAATCTACTGCCGCAGTTAGAATTGTTGTAGAGTCCGCTAACTGTTGTGCACTAGGAGTTACAAGAACTGGCTCATTAAAGGCAGCATCGTTAAAGCCAGGGTCAATAATGGCAGCAACAACAAGATTTCTTAAGAATTCAGCATTAAGACGAATTGGTGAAGCACTTGACGAGCGTGATGATAGAAAAGTATTTGCTGGAGGGCTACGTGCAGGCTGTACAGGAGCCCTTGGGACCTGGCCATGTCGCGCGCCGCCGCGGCGCCCACCACGCCCTCTTGTATTCGTATTGTTAGCACCGGTAGGAGTAAATACATGTCTAGGATGTCTTTGGCGGTATGAATTGCGGTTTGAATTAAAGATATTAAAACGGTCATTCATTTGGTTTTCAACATAAAAAAATATATCATCTACACTACGAAACTGGGTACTATCGTATAGAAAAGCTGGAAATAAATTATGGATTTCATTTAAGACTATAGAATTCCCGTAAGGGCGTTCGCTTACAGTATTAAAATTGAAGGCGCCAGAATCTGTATGTCCAGCCATATACTAATGACAGAGTCTTCATCTTTAGGAGGGATTGTCAATCTTGGATTGACATGCTATGCAAATGCCGTAATTCAATGCATGAGGCACTGTGATAAAATCACAACACTCTTTGAGGAGGGTCAGTATAATGTTCTTCTGAATGATAAGAGCGAATTTGTTGCGCGCAACAAAATGACAAAGTCATTTGCAGAAATTGTACAGCTTCTTACAAAGTGCAAGAAAGGACAAAGCGTTCGCCCTGCCGACTTTCTTGTGAAATTCCGCCATGCCATTCAGAATACGGGATTTGAACATTTGGCCAGCCTTGCCCCACACGACAGTTATGAATTCTACCTATGCCTTCTTGATACACTGCATGAAACTCTTGCCCAAGAGGTCGATATGAAGATTTCTCCCAAACTGCTTAACAGCGCCGATAGTCGCACTGCATCTGCGCTAAAAGTTTGGAAGCAAGAATTCTCGAAGAAGTACAGCCCTTTTGTAGAATATTCATACGGACTTCTTCACTTTGTTGTAACTTGTTCAAACTGCAAGAATGAATCATATCGCTGGGAGCCGATGACAGCACTAAAGGGTGTTGTTGATCCCCAGAAGGGTTCTGAAAGTCTTCATGAAATGCTCAAGGCTGAATTTCTACCTGAGGAGATTGAGAATTATGACTGTGAGCATTGTCGGCCAACACGTCATACTGCGACTAAAAGGACGTATATTTGGAAACTTCCCAAATATATTGTCATTGTTCTAAAGCGCTTTAGCTATGATGGTAATCGTATTAATACTGCTCTCAACCTTGAATCAACGGCCTTAACACTCAATGAGTACTTCTCAAAGGACAGCCCTGAATACAAGGAAGATGCATCTTACACACTAAACTCTATTGTTGATCATCATGGCGGATCAAGAGGTGGCCATTATACTGCTCAGTGTAATACAAAGGGTACTTGGTACGTTTATGATGATGAGAGTATTCATGAGATTAAGGCACCAATGATTGGGCCTTCGACTTATATGTTATGGTTCTCTTAGGGCTTATGGTCTGAAACTCTTAATCATAGCTTAAGAGTTAAAGCATAGTTTAAGGTCTATACGTCTTAAAAAACTCCTTTAACACCCCATTTTTCTTTACTCCAATATCCCCTAATTCAAAGGCACAACGCACATAGGTCCCAAGAAGTTTTACACGCTCTTCATTTGTTAATGTACACTTTCCGCTACTAACACTTGCCCACATATGCTTACAGGCCTTTATGCAACTAGTCCAATCACGATTGGCAAATGACTTTGGTATTACATAGTAAAGTGGCATTTTTGTTTCGTATGCATAGGCATAATTCGTAATCATAGATGAATAATCTCCGTAGTAGACATCGAATATTTCAGGTGCATCAAAGTACACAGGGCTAAATAACTGCTCGTCTGCATGACCATAGCCAAGACCCAAATAATACAGAAACTTCTCTTCAATGCGATTGCAGAATTCATATAAGTAGGGCTTGGAACCAGTGAAAAATCCACTGCAAAACGAGCACCGGCCAAACTCGTAGTATTTTTGAACAGGGACCAGTTCAGCCTGCGCAATATAATCAATATAGGTTGTGGAAACCTTTTCCCGTTTTACAGGGCCCGAAAAGACTTCATCTAAATGCGCAAGATTATTATAACCCATGCGTTCAATACAGATATTTAACCATGCAAAATTCGCCGTTTTAAAAGGATTTGCATCCATGGTGCGCTTTAACAAAGCATAGCGAGCCATACAAAGTAAGTAATATGACGCCGTATTGCGCTCATCACCCCTATAAGGCTTCTGAACACGATTTTCACGAATCTTATTTCTATATTGAGTCATGGGAAGCGATTCAAAATCTACGACTTCAAACTGCGTCTTTTTAAGAAGGTGTTCGGGTCTCAAGGCTTTTAGGGCATCTAGTGAATCTGCCTCACAATATACAAAAAGGGGTACATCAAGCGCAAGTGTAGCTCTAGCGTGCTGTAAATAATAGGCCTTTGAACGCACCTTAATTGCAGGTGACGCATCAGGCATTCTTGTTAAATCAAAGTAGGCAGTTACTACTGTATAGGATGGCTCAACAATTTGACCAATAGTTCTTGGACCAGCATAGGTCTCCCATACAATGTCATGACGTGGTACAAAGGAAATTACGCCTGTTCCAGACCAATGGCCAAGAGCAGTAATATCGACCTTCTCTTCACTTGGTATAAGATGCCAGAACTTGTCACGCATTTCCTTAAAATACCAGATGTCATCGCAAACAATAAGGCCCTGGTACCCAGCAGCCTTGAGTTTAAGATAAAAATCATATTCCATGGTGCCATTATGGGGGTCAACGTCAAGAATAATCATTGATGAACTCATAATAGTTGGCTTCCAATATTCAAAGACGGTTTCGTCCCAGAGGTCAGCTAATTCATAATTCACATTGGGTAGGTCACGAAGAAAGACCTTGCGCTGAATATCAAATGAATAGATGGTCGTATTAGGACACGTGCTTAAGGCAAGTGCAGATGCACCCCTGTGTGTTCCAATATCAATAATTGTTGAGCCTGCTACAAGACTTGAAAGATATGCAAGAAGCGTATAGTGTTGCTGACCAGGCGCTCCGAATAACTCACTATGGTCAACTGAATAATCCTTTAGACGTGGACCAATACGAGATCGTAAATCGACTGTCTTAAGGTTTTCTTTTGATACGTCCATATCTTTAGTAGGTTTGAAAAAGATTCTTAAGTGGGCTAATTAGTAGACCGCTTGGAAAAATCCTCAGCCCCAGATTAGTATAAGATGCCCGCCTGCCCTACTCGTAGCTGGGGTGCCAAAGACTTTGATACAAGAGAAAAGCAAAGCAGTGGTGCATCCAAAGAAATGGATGAAAAACTTAAGCAACTTATTGCAAAGCGGGAGAGCCTTGATCAGCAGTTTACGTGTACATCCCCCTTAGTGAAGGATCAATTTCCAGCGTCTTCTTCTTTAAGAACAAATCAATATGGGCCTTCTTCACAACAAAGGGTAGCCCAAAATCAGGTATATGGAAAGGTAACTCCTTCGAGTTAAATACACGAAGCATATTGATTTTCTGTGTGATTTGCTCAATGCACCTCTTTAGTTCACGCACACCTTCTTCCTTACCCGCATATTCACTAATAATGTAATCAAGTACATCAACAGGTACGGCAACCTTTTCCACAAGATTTACATCCTTTAGGGCGGAAGGAAGTAGATAATTCTCAGCAATGAGCAACTTCTCCTTCTTATCGTACCCCTTTAACTGAATAACAATCATACGGTCAAGAAGAACTTTGTCAATCTTTGTAATGTCATTTCCAGAGAAGACAAACATGGACCGACTTAGGTCTAGGGCAATACCTGAAAGGTACTTGTCCTCAAAATCACCGTTCTGCACAGTATCTGTCATATGAATCATAAGATTCTGTACTTCTTCACCCTTTGATGTGGATGAAATCTTGTCCAGTTCATCAAACATTAGAATCATTGACATGCTCTTGGCAGCAATAAGCGCATTGGCAATTTTTCCCGTATGAGAACCCTCATAGACAAGTTGATGACCACTATAAGTACTTGCATCAGAATCTCCACCGAGCGAGATAAACTGAAAGGGCCAGCCGAGGGCCTTTGCAATACCACCCTTGATTAGACTCGTCTTTCCAATGCCTGGAGGGCCAATAAGAAGAAGATTCGCACCACGGGCCGTGGGATTTGCAATGCGGGTCGCAATAAACTGTAGGATTTGTAGCTTGGACTCTTCCTGTCCATAGATCGCCTCAGCCAAAGCGGCCTTTGCCCGAGCCATAAAAGCACCACAAGCGTCGGCACCCTCATTTAGATTAACAGGCATATCCTTATAGATTCCAAGAGGAAGCCCAGTGAATTTCTCAAGCCATGTCTTGTGCTTGAAGTATTCACCGGATCCTGGGTCCATGTTTTGAAGAGCATTGTATTTCGCAAACACAAAGGACCGGGTCTCATCTGAAATATTCATTGTAAGAATCTTAAAGAGTAGATTTTCCTGTTTTACGACTGACTTCTTCTGAAGACTTGCAATAAGAAGTTCTTGCTTGTCTTGTGGAAGTGCCTTAAACTGGTCAATCTGGCCGTCAATTGTTCCTTCATCACTCGGCTCAGTGAGTAGTTCAACGAACTTTTTAACAATTAGAGGCTCCTTTTTCATATTGTAGCGCTTTGGAATATGGCGCTCATCTGGGCCTTCAGAAACCGTGCCGAAACTAATACTAATTTCGGCAGGCCCCTTTTTCTTCTTGTCTTTTTGGTCATCTGAATCAGTATAGGTCTCATCGCTATCTTCAGACTCAGTATCTTCATCTTCTACGTCCATTTCATCTTCACTTTCAAGCTTTTTCACTTTTTTGAACCCTCTTACTGGTCTTACACTGTTCTTAACAATAGTGTTCTTTGGCTTTACAGCCCGTTTGAGACGGCTTCCAACAAAGGCTGATTCAGAACTTGAAGACATTGTTTCGTCGTCGTCTTCATCTTCGCTGTATGCAATAAAGTCACGGAGATTTCCCTTACTATCAACACTGTCATCATCGTCATCAGGTGGCGGGGCAACTTCCTTCTTCTTTGCTACAGGCTTCTTCTTAGCCGGGGCCGACTCATTAGTAGCCTCTTTCTTTGGTTTTATTACTGTTGAAGTGCGTGGTGAATTACAAGTACTTCCTGAGGGTTTCATGATTGCCTAACTAAAATACATAGTTTTCTTAGTCTCAATTTTAGTGGCATGTATTTAAACAATAAGTACATGTCATTATAATAAATTATTTTTTAGCCCTTTAAGATGTCATAAACATCCATTAAAATAAATCGGGTCTTAGCCGTTTCACTTGTATAGGCCGCCTGATTATTAATCATATCACTAATGCTATGCTCGTTGGTTCTAAGTAGCGTTGAGCGTGCATTAGAGAAAAAGGCCCCAGGCCTCTTCTTTAGAACCTTTGCCATCGACACAAGGCAATCGGAATATTCTTCAAGAAGCGCCTTCTTATCAGCGATTTTACCAAAATGTACCATGTTTCCAAGAATGCATTGGAAAGTGGAATTGAGTAGGTTTAGGTCCAATAGTTCAAACCCTGTAAGTTCAGCAAGAAATTGACTATATCCGTGGCGAAACTCCTTACTCTTCTGGGCTTCTACGAAATTATCGTAGGAGTTCGATTCGGGCTCAGAAACGTCGTCGAAAATTTTGAGATAATTCGCCTGTAAGGCATGCATCTCCTTTAGAATAATTCCGTAGCGTGATGAAATTTCGGAAAGTAATTTCGCATAAAGAGGGCAAAACACTCTTTCAACGGCTGCCTTTTTAAAGACAAGTTTGATAAAATGAGGAACAATTTCCTCTACTTCGGAGCCCCCAGACCCAAGAATCTGATATAAAAAGTCACGAATCTCATTATAGGTTTTGGGGCTAAATTTATTGAGTTTCGAGAGAATAATATTGTTGAGAATCTTATCTTCAACGGGTTGTTGAGTATTCTTGAAACGACTCTGGTACTTTGCAATGGGCGGTGGTGGTGTTCCTGAACCCGAAATTGGTGTTCCTGGAAAGGTTCCAGAAGACACACGAGAAATTGGAGTTTCTGGTCCGGAGCGCCGTGGAGATTCAGCGCTTGTACCCTTAAATTTATATTTGTTCGAGGATGAATCACCTTGATTACGCCTCCAATCCGTGCTAATGGACATTCCATTAATTTCATAAAGATCACGGAGGCCAGAGATTCGTAGGCATATCTCAACAGGGGGTTTTGGGGACTGCGATTGTCCCCCAAGTACGAGTCTGATCTGTTTTGCAATATCAGACTCCATCGCTGTTCCTTAATATTCTTTTATTCTTGCTGTTTAAACGGGGACTCACTAATATATTCTATATGGTTTTAAAGGGGTTTAATTTAGATTTACATGTTGCTGTTATCAAGGATGTAATGACAAACTTTAAAGAAATATATGGTAGCAACGTAGAAATTACAAGTTGGTCTATAAGTGGACACAAGGAGATGTTTAATCTAGGTCCAGACCATGTTGACATAATAAATCAAGAAACCTGGTTTAATATAGATGAAGCAATGATTGAGGCCTTTAATTCAAGATATGGGTGGTTTCTAGCACAATTTGATTTTTTTGTTGTTACGCATAGCCCAGTATTCTCAATGATTTATGAAAGATATAATAAACCTATAATTATTGTAAATAGTTGTAGGTATAATTTACCATATTGTTGGACTAAAAAGTCTCATAATTTTAATGCAGCGCTTACTCGTATGGTTGAAAAAAAAATACTAATTATAATATCAAATAATATAAATGATGCAATTTATATGAAATCACGTGCAAATATTGATAGTATTGTTATTCCAAGTTTATGTAGATATATTGGTAAGCATAACCCACTTCTTGATTCTGCAATTGTTTTTGGTAATCGTAAATTATTTCCAAACGGGGATTGGCTACACGAAAAGCCGAAAAATTATAGTTATAGTGATGTATTAAGTTATAAATGCATAGTACATGTTCCATATGAAGCATCTACAATGTCAATCTTTGAACATTTTTGGTCAGGAGCCCCATTATTTTTTCCAACAAAGGAATTTTATAAGGCGTGCATCCTAGATAATACCATGGAATTTATACACTTTTATGGTGAAGAATTAACAGAAGAGAGATTTGACAATGCAATGAAATATGCCGATTTTTACATTTTTCCCTACATAAATTATTATAATTCCTATAGCGAATGTAAAACTCTTGTCGAAAATTTTGTAGATATTAATCGGGCTCAACGTCTTGAATGGTTAGAAACGAATAAAAAGAACGTTCTTGATAGTTGGAGAAAGATTTTACCGGCGCCATTTCATGCGCTTGAAACACTCTTAGAACAACCAACATAATCTATAGAAACATGGGTCTTATAAGTGACGCCGGCCTAGATTCTTTTCATAGTATAATAGGCTGTAAATTACAGCAGTCAAAAAATATTTTGAATAAGACACTTGAAAAGGCAACTACGGTATCCAACGTTGCCTTCATGTTACGCAGTGGTTCTATTAAGGCAATGAAGGCTTTAGGACCCGAATTAGTTAACAAATGGAATGAACGCTTTGAACGGATTCATGTAATTGAATCTGAGCTTGGAACCTTTCTTTCACCTGAATCGGATGATATGAAGGAATTACAAGGTGATGCCATGGGGCAATTATCATTCAACGACAGTTTTTTCAAGTGTCTCAATATTTTTCCCCATGTCCTTTTTGGACTAGCCATCTTCAAAATTTGGCTAGTTCCCGCCCTTGCAATTTCAACTCCACTATTTGCCTGGATTCTTCCTTATATCTTTCTAAAATTCATGTACAAACTTCCAATTTCACAAGAACAATATGGAACTCTCATGAAAATGATGTGGTCAGGAAACCCTTTAGGCCCTCTAAAGGGTGAGACTAATGTGAGTCTTTTAACACCACGTAGCATTGTGCAAACTATCTTTATGGGAATGTCATTTATACAGTCACTTGTACAGCCTATTCAAAATGCAATGCACCTGTATAAGACGGACCAAACGGCCTGTACAAATGGCGCCAAAATTATTGAATTAAGAGGACTTTATGAGGCATTTAATGAGGAGTGCAAGGCGAATAATATCAAAATTCTACTTCGCCAGTCGCTTACTCCAATCCCAGAAGATCCTCGACGTGCCATTCGTATTCTTATGGAAGAACATGAGCGCTTTCATCTTTGTATGAAGGATATGGCCGAATTAGAAATCCTCTGGAGATTATCGCAGTCTCCGATTCTAAAGGAGACTCTTGTTATTGAAACGGGTGGGCCTTTTTTCCACGCCTCTAAGTTACAAGATATTTCTCTAGGAGATAATGGCATCCCATCATCAGTATTTTTCGATATTAAATCCCATCATGCAGTACTAACAGGTCCAAATGGAGGGGGAAAGTCATCATTTTTAAGGGCAATCCTACAGGGTGTTCTTATTGGACAGTCCTATGGAGTCGCCCCTGCAGAAGGTCTCACCCTTCGCAGATTTGGCTGGATTTCATCTGGACTTCGGTTACAAGATGCACCTGGCAATTTATCAATGTTTGAAACGGAAGTCTGGTTTGCTGCCAATCTTTTAAAGCGGGACAATACTTCTGGTGCACCCGGCCTTGTACTATATGATGAACTCTTCCACAGTACAAATCCTCCAGACGGAATAAGAACGGCTGAAAGATTCTTAAATCGCCTTTGGAAAACGGACTCAATGCTGACAATTGTAAGTACGCACGTCTTTTCACTTGTTGAAAATGCTCCCGAATCTGTAAAACGCTTGTGTTGTCTTGCGACTCTTAAACCGAATGGTGATATAGACTATAAATTTAATATACAGCCTGGAATATGTACTGTGAGCAGTGTAAACTCCATATGGAAACGCTTTAATTTATAGTGTGCGCTTTGTACCCCGGGTTGAAAACATCGCTTAAAAGAAGAAATGGCGGAAGTTGTTATTGTGGGAGTACTTTTCCTTATTGTTGTCGCTGCATCAACGTTTTACCTCTACTCTCGTCTTCTATACTCGGAGCGCAAACTCGGTCTAATGGAGAACCTACTTCTTGATATTAAGATGTCGATGGAAATGGAGCGGGAAATTCACCATGAGCATGAATCGGAGAAGAAGCCCGAGCTTGTAGAGCCTACCTTTACTGATGTAGCCAAGGATGATACAGAGTACTATGCCTCAACAATTGAGAACGCAGTCATTGATGCCGAGGAGATTAATAGTGTACCGGCTCCTACAGGTCCCAGTGAGACTCTTGTAAACTATGAGAGTATGACTCGTGATGAACTTGTTGCAGTTGCGGAGAAGAAGGGTCTTCGGGTAACAAAGCGGGCGACAAAGCAGCAACTTCTAACTCTAGTGCGAGATGCTGACAAGAATACTTCTGGCCTACCTGAAACAGGAACGGATGCACCCGTTGGTGGCGCTGCAGGATCAATGGAAGGCGCTTCTCTTGTTTCTGGCGACTCTCAGGATCAGCTTGCCGAAGGAGTTTCCAATTGATAAAGAGAGCATACTACGATGGATTCAAAACTTTTCAGAATTACTACAGAGCCCAATTATTACAGATCTGTTCAAAACACTTCTCCACTTGTTAAAACAAATACAAGAAACAATGTCTTACCGGCCCCCGACAGCCGTTTCCCAGCCTGGCCAGGTGCCATGTCAGATGCTCGTCTGGTAACTGATTACAATAGTCATTGTTCAAAGAATATCCCTGTAGGAAAACAATATCCTACAACTCTTTGGATGCAGCGCAATGGAAATAGTATTATTGATTATTCAAGACATGCAACAATGATTGCAAGTGGTTCCATTTTTCCCTTTGACAAGAATGTTGTTCCACCCCCAGAATCGACTGTTTCATGCAAGCGTAGCGGGTGCACATGGGTAGCAACAGGATTTGAAGGCGGACTAGGTGTTGAACGAAATGAAGGTGTCCCGGAACTTTTTGGAACATTTTCAAGTGTAATAAACCCTAAAAAGCCTGAAAAAGAACATATAAACGGTACAACAAATTATGAGGCTGGCAGA